CAGAAAACGCCGATTCTGACGAAGATGTATAAATACTAGTATGAAATATTCAGAACTAACAGAAAACTATGATCCAGAGGAAGATGACTTTTCAAGCATCGAACTCAAGGACACACGTAAAATTCGTCTAACTCTCGAACATCTTTCTAAACTAAGAAAGATACGAGAGTATAGAAAGTACCAAAAAGGCTCTGAAGCCGCTCAGGTAAAACAACAATATGGACCGAAAGATGCAGATGCATCTGGTGGAATGCCTGATTTAGAAATGTAAGATTAAAGGTTATATATCATGTTAACATGTGAGTGACCTTATATAAATATCTTACAAGTCGAAGAATACTCAAAAACCACTCGTTTTTGCGTATTATCCCAATATACTCACATAATCCCTATAAATAACTATGTATGAAACAAATATACTGCGTTTCTATAACCTGCCGCGATTGTAGTGGCTAACACTAAGATTTTTAAGGAGACTTATAATGTCAAGAAGTACACTAGAACAAGTGCTAGAATTGTTAATCAACGAAGAGACTACTAAAGCGGAAGAGCTTTTGCATGACTTCGTAGTTGAACAAGCACGACAAATCCATGAGGATTCTCTTAACGAAAGCGACACCGTTGTAGAAGAAGAGCTTGAGGAAATTGATGAAACTTTTGAATTAACTGATGATATCAGCACTGATTCAGATGAGATTGAAAATGAAGAATTTTATGATGACGAAGATATTGAAGACGAAGAAGCGTTAGATGACTTAGAAATGAGTGATGAAGACGGCGATTCTGAAGGCGATGTTGAAGACAGAGTAGAAGATTTAGAAACAGCATTAGCAGACCTAGAAGCAGAATTTGAAAAAATTATGTCAGGTGAAGAAGATGATGCTACAGATGAAGACGAAGAAATGTCTGATATGGAAGGCGAAATTGACTTAGATATTGAAGAGCCAGAAATGGAAGAATCAGTAGAAGAATTTACTGAAGAAGTTTCTGACGAAGAAGCAATTGAAGAAGATTCAACTGAAGATTTAGACGAAGAAGAAGAAGAAAAATTGGAAGAATATACTATTCCAGTTTCTGCTAAAGAAGGCGCTGATGGCGAGAAAGATTCTCCAGTAGCGAAAGATGGTGGTGCAGACGAAAGTGATGCAGGACCAGTTGGACAAAATGATGGTAACACATCAGGCGGCTCAGCAAAAGCAGAAGATATGAAAACAGGTAATGTAAATGTTGTTGGTAACAAGAAAGCACCAGCACCTAAAGCCTAATAAAAAACTCTATTTGGAGAGAAACATATGACCGTTCTTATTGAAAGATTGTCACATAATCAAGCAAGTGTGAAATCACGAATCGTTGAAAGCGAGGATGGTGGTAAAAGTATGTTCATGGAAGGCATTTTCGTCCAAGGTGGCGTAAAGAATGCAAACCAGAGAGTATACCCAGTGAGCGAAATCACTAATGCAGTAAATTCAGTCCAAGCAAAGATTAAGGAAGGATTTCCAGTGTTAGGTGAGTGCGACCACCCGCCAGAATTAACAGTAAACGTAGATCGTGTTTCGCATATTATCGAGAATATGTGGATGGATGGTCCAAACGGCTATGGTAAACTTAAAATTGTTCCTACACCAATGGGTAACATTATCAGAGTATTAATCGAATCAGGCGCCACTTTAGGTGTCTCATCTCGTGGCTCTGGTGAAGTTGATAACAGTGGTAATGTGAGTAATTATGAGATTATTACAGTCGATATTGTGGCACAACCAAGTGCCCCGGACGCATATCCAAAAGCAATATACGAAGGATTAATGAACATGAATGGTGGCTATGAAACATGGAAACTAGCACAGAATGTTCAACACGACAAGGGCGCCCAAAAGTACTTGTCAAAAGAAATAGTTAAGTTCATAAGAGAACTTAAACTTAAATAGGAGAACCAACAATGGCAACAAATGAAATCCTTGCTGGCCTTCTTGAGTCAGATATAATGAGTGAAGATGTAAGATCTCAACTATCAGAGGCTTGGGAAGCACAGGTAAATGAAGCAAGAGAGGAGATAACAGCCGAGTTGCGTGAAGAGTTCGCACAAAAGTTTGAACACGACAAATCAGTAATCGTGGAGGCAATGGATAACATGCTTTCAACAACGATTAAATCTGAAATGGAAGAGTTCAAAACAGACCGCGAAGCCCTAATCGCAGAACGAGTTGCATATAAGAAAGCAATTTCAGAACATGCATCTCTCCTTGAAAAATTCATTACTTCTCAATTAGCAACAGAAGTTAAGGAACTCAGAGCAGATCGTACGAAAGTTAACGAACATTTAGGTCGAACTAAAGAATTCGTAGTTAAACAACTTTCTCGCGAACTAGCAGAGTTTCACGATGATAAGCGTGATTTAGTTAATACTAAAGTACGTATGGTAGCAGAAGGTAAAGAGATTCTTATGAAAACTAAGAGTTCATTTATCAAACGTTCAGCAGAATTAGTCGAGAAGACTATCGAAACTGCTCTACGTTCAGAACTGAGTGTCTTGAAAGAAGATATTCAATCGGCTAAAGAAAACGAGTTTGGCCGTAAACTTTTTGAAGCATTCGCAGGCGAATTCATGACTTCACAATTAAATGAAGGCACTGAAGTTGCTAAGATTACTAAGAAATTAGAAGAATCTGCTACTGCAATTGCAAAATTAGAAGAAACAATTACTGAAAAAGATGAAACTATTACAAATGCTGGAAAGGCACAACGTATAATGAAAGACAGAATGGATCGTAAAGAAGTCCTTGAAAGTCTTTTATCTCCGTTAGGCAAAGAAAAGCGTAGCGTAATGGTAGACTTGCTTGAGACAGTAAAAACAGCGAATTTAAAAACTGCTTTTAAGAAGTATTTACCAGCAGTATTAAATGAGAAAGTCTCAACTGAGGCAAAACAATCGTTAAATGAAGGCAAAGTAACAGAACACACTGGCGACAGAGGTGTTGAACTAACTATTAGTTCACCACAAGAGTCACAGAGTAACGATGCCAATATAATCCAGCTAAAAAAATTAGCCGGACTTAAATAATTAACCAGATACAGGAGAAAAAGATGGAAAATCTTTTCGAAGGAAATAACTGGGACACTACACGTGAAACACTTCTAGATGGTCTAGAAGGTAACAAACGTGACGTAATGTCTTCAGTTTTAGAAAACACTAAACAAGCACTTACAGAAAGTGCCACAGCGGGTGCATCACAGGCTGGTAACATGGCAACACTTAACAAAGTAATTTTGCCTATCATCAGACGTGTAATGCCTACAGTAATCGCGAACGAAATCATCGGCGTACAGCCAATGACTGGTCCAGTTGGTCAAATTCACACATTGCGTGTGCGTTATGCTGACACGGCTAACGGCGCTACTGCAGGTCAAGAAGCACTTTCACCATTTGATATTGCAGAAGCATATTCTGGCAAAACTGGCGGCGGCGCTGGTGCAACTGCTAGCCATGAAGGTACAGCAGGTAACAAAATGTCAATCCAAGTATTGAAGCAAACAGTTGAAGCGAAAACTCGTAAGTTGAGTGCCCGTTGGACTTTTGAAGCATCACAAGATGCTAACGCAATGCATGGTCTAGATGTAGAAGCAGAAATCATGGCAGCACTTGCTATGGAAATCACTGCTGAAATCGATCAGGAAGTTCTAGGTTCACTAGGAAATCTTGCTACAGGTACAGCATCTTATGATATGAACGCTACATTTACTGGTACTCCAACTTTCGTTGGTGACAGACATGCGGTACTTGCAACTATGATGAATCGTGAAGCGAACTTAATCGCTCAACGTACTCGTAGAGGCGCGGCAAACTGGGCAGTTGTTTCACCTGCGGCACTTACAGTGCTACAGTCAGCAACTACATCAGCATTTGCTCGTACTACTGAAGGTACTTTTGAAGCACCTACAAACACTAAGTTTGTTGGTACTCTAAACGGTACTATGCGTATCTATGTAAATACATATGCTTCAGACACAACAGATGTTCTTTTAGGCTATAAAGGTCAAGGCGAAATTGACGCGGCTGCGTTCTATTGCCCATACGTTCCTTTAATGTCATCAGGCGTTGTGGTTGACCCATCAACTTTCGAACCAGTAGTTTCATTCATGACTCGTTACGGGTATGTTGAATTGAACAACACTGCATCATCACTTGGTAATGCGGCTGACTACGTTTCAAAAATTGCTATGGCAAACCTTTCATTCGTATAATATTTTATTATATATTGAATATAGAAAGCCACCTTCGGGTGGCTTTTTTATTGCCTGTTTCTAACCCATAAGATAAATACATATAATAATAACTTATTAGTATTTTGGAATAGCACATGGCAGAACAAATCAAATTTGGTGACAATCTCTACCTTCAAGGTGAAAGACTAGTATTAGATAACGGCGCAAATGCAGGTGTTATTTCTTCTGAAAATGGTACAGTTAAAATTGAGGGTAACCTCACAGTAACAGGCACAACAACTACTGTAAATTCTGAAACTGTAACTTTTGCAGATAGCACATTGCTTCTTAATTCAAATGAAACTGGGACTCCCTCTGAAGACGGTGGAATTGAAATTGAAAGAGGAACAGCCACAAATAAATTACTAACATGGTCTGAATCTTCAGATAAATGGACAGTTGGTGCAGAAACTTTTGTTGCTGGCAAATTTGAAGGTCCATTAACGGGCACCACTACTGGTTTACATTTAGGTGGATTAGATACACAAGGTGCAGACCTTCTTAGTACTGGATTATCTGAATTGAATGATGTTCGAATCTGGCTTGGTTCAATTAATGACACAACAATAGGTGCAATAACTCCAGCGGCAGGCACATTCAGTACTATTACTGGTGATGGCACAGCAATAACTAATGTTCTAGCAAATTATACAACTACTAATTTACCTGAAGGCACAAACAAATACTTTACTGATGAAAGAGTTGATGACCGAATTGATTCATTGTTTACAAATGCATACGGAATAAGTGGAACTTACAATGATGCGGGCAATGTATACACTTTAGCATTTGACCCAGTTAATGCAGGTTCAGCCATTGCTGTATTAGATACAACAGACACAACTCAAGCAAAGTTTAGAACTATCCGTGAAGGACAAGTTGGAACTGGCGGACATGGAGACTTAACTGTCACATTATCGGGCGACAACATTGTAATTGACACTGCAATTCCAATAAATCATGTAGCATACAACTCTTATACTGGCAACGGTTCGGTTAGTATTTACACTTTACCATATTCAGTATCACAAGATTGGCAAGCGTTGG